GATTTACATTAACGTTTGCTGCTCCTAAGTTTCCTTCTATTATTCCGCCCGTGCCGTTTATTTCTATTGTACCCATTATGCCACCGTTATTGTTCCTAGATTTCTTATACCACCATTTAATTTAACAGTTACTCCATCCTTTATCTTATAATTACCTCGGTTAGTAACTAAACCGTGATGTGTAACTAATCCTGTGTGTTCTGCATCTTTTAAAAACTGACCATCTGCTTCTATAGTTGTTAAACCATAAATATCTAAAGTATCTCCATCAGCGTGCATCTCATATATGCCTGATGTAAGTGTAAAATTATTCAGTATTTCAGAATGTGTGCCTGTTTTAGGTCTGAATTTTGCCTCATAGGTTGAACTTGTTTGATTTACTTCTAAATCATAAAATGTAGTTTCTTTAACTAATGTGTGATTATTACCTGCTGTATCTATTACAACTTTACCATTATTATGTGTAAAAGTTCCTAAATTATCCCAAGCAAATCCTGCGCCACTTCCAACACCTGCATCCAGATTTTCAGCAGTAATAGTAGTAGTTCCGCTTGTTGCGATAAATGTTCCTCCACTTGCTATTGTAAGACTTCCAAAGTTATTAGTTCCTGACTCACTTCCATCTCCCAATTTACCAGTAGCTCCGACACTTACATCTCCTGTTACTGTAAGTGTATCGGCCGCAGTATTTCTAAAAAATGTTCCCTTTGTTATTGTAAAATCTCCATCTATAGTTAATGTGTTGCCTGAAACGTCTCTCCATAATGTATTAGTGCTAGAAGCATCTCTGTTGATTATCAAATGATGAAATCTGGTTTCTCTTATGTGCGTACCACCTATTGCGGTTGAACCATCGCCTATTGTAACTGTGCCGTCATTGTCCGTAAATGTGCCACCATCTATTCTATTCCACGCATAACCTGAACTTGCTTCACTAGTAATAGTAGTAGTTCCGCTTGTTGCCATATATTCTCCTCCACTGTTTATTGTAAGACTTCCTGCATCGTGTGAACCTGTATGGCCTAAAGAACCCCACGTTCCGTTTGCATCTACTAAAAAATTACCATCTACGTCAAAATCGTGAGCAAGACTGTACAAGTAAGACTCACCTTTTGTAAGTGTTAAATTACCTGCTATTCCTTGTGATGTACCAGAAGCAACACTCCACAATACTTCATCAGTTGTTCGATTCATTTCTATTTCAACATTGTTTAATTTTTTAGCACCGTTCTGATGTATTCTTGTACTTGAGTTTAAATTAGAAGTTTCAAAATCTATTTTTACAGTTCCACCATTATGCGTAAAAGTTCCTTCGTCTAAAAGTGCAAATCCACCCGATGAACCTAAGATAGTAATAGTTCCGTGCGAAGGTGCTTCAACAGTCCCTGTGTTTGCTATTGTAAGACTACCAAACGAAGCGTTACCATCTGATGAACTTCTGTCTAAATCAAGAGTGCCATTTACTTGAACCGCTCCAGATACAGTAAGATTTTTACTTGCTGCACCTTCACCGAATGTTTTACTTGCATTTACTGTTAATGTTCCAGTAATGCTAACGTGGTCATCATAAGTGACATTATGATTAATTACGATATCATCTGATATAGTATAAGAGCCTACAACTACACTAAACTCACCATCACCTGTTGACATAGTCGTCATTAGGCCACCTCACTTACGAAGACAATTTCAGAGTATATAGGAGAAGCCATTCACTAAATGGTCCCCTGACAAAACACTACACAATCGCCTGCTGGAAATGTTTGTGTGTTTGAACCTTGGTCTCTTATTACTACACAGATTTGTTTCAATGCAGTTGTAGATATAGACTTGATTGCTCCTGTAGAAGCTCCAATATCTATGTCATCTCCAATCTGTACCCAAGCAGAATCTGCTGGATTAGTTGCCGTAGGTGTAGAACCGGGATTAGGAAACAAAGTACCAAACACTCTTACCCTAGGAGTACTAGTGTTGTCTATGTTCCTTACCTGTATGGTGACTTTATCAAACACCCTTACATCTACTGCATCTATAAGTGTAGCAAAATTGCCACTACTTGCTAATACAGATACCGTTGCTCCGTTTGTAACTTCTCTGACTTGTACAGTGCTTGTAAGTTTCTTTGTCGTTTCAGTATTTGCCATTAATCAGCCCTCTTAGACTTCTTAAGTCCTTTGGGCTTTTTAGGCTTTGCCTTTGATTTAGACTTTACTTCTTTCTTGGGCTTGGCTCTAGCAGGTTTGCTGTCAGCTTTAGACCCTCTGATGTGAGTCTTAACCCCTGCACCAGTCTTGTGTTCAACGACTTCTTCAATTTGTTGGAAGTCTCCACGAGCTTCAAGTCTTTCAATAAACTCGGCATCTTCGACTTCGATAACCTGTCCTTTGTTAACAAATAACCTGCCCCCATGGCGCCTACCGACAGTAACGCCAACGGGGTTGAGATTCTTAAATTTTGCCATTTAAGATACCTCATCTAAGCTAGGTTCAAGTCTGTTATTTTTCCGCTTGTGTTGAATCTCTTTACAATTAACTCACCAGCAGTGATGAAAGCAAATTGCTTTTTCAATGCATTGGTTGTAACTAAGTTTTCACTTGCAATATAAGTTGTTGGTGCTGCAATTCTGAGTGCCATTGCAGTTTTATCTAACAAGTATATCTTAGATGCTGTGTCTTTGGTTACGTGTTGTGATACGTAAATTGGTATTCCATCATAGTATCCTACACGAGTATCGAAGTTCAAACCAGCTTCACCAGCTACTCCATTCAATGAAGCTGCTGCTTGTGCTCTAACATCAAACTGTCCTAAACTGTTTTGTTGAACTACTAACTTGTTTTTTAAGTTGTAAAGTGTATCATGTCCAGTTAAGAAGAACAAATCTTGATAGTTTGCTCCGTTTTCTAAACAAGACCTAATCAAGGTATCTAACTTGTCTATTGTAAGTGCTTCGGCTGTTCCTTCGGTTGAACCTTGGATACAAGCTGCTGGCTGCATCCATTCGGTGTAACCTGCTGCGCCTCTGTCTACTAAGTACATATCTTCTAAATGATTTGCAATGTCACTGTCTGCTGCAACTGCTGCGGTAGAAGTGGTCATTTTATCAATAGATTCGAAGTTGTTGTTAGAGTCATCTTGTGCAACTGTTGCATCGTCTGATGTATTCATTGAAGCTAGTAACTGCTTGTCTAGGAAGAAAGCGTGTGCTTCTCCGTTTTCTTTTCTCAAGAAAGCTGCTAGACCTTTGATTCCGTCATCTGCGTCAGCTAGTAACTCTGCTCTGGTTGTTGTGTCCCAGCGAGTAGATACTTCTTTGATGGTTGCACTCATTTCTTTGAGTTCTGGTTGGTCTGCTGTACCTAATGCTGCACCTTCTGCGATTCCAGTGGTGTTTGCATGTCTTTGGTACATAACTCTCCATCCAGATTGTGTCCATCCTTCTTTATCTAAAAGTTTGAATACTTCTGACCTTGTGTTTAGCTGATTAAAAACAGATGCTCCAAACATTACATTGAAGTAATCTGCGTCTGCTGTTGTTAATTCAGTTGCGCTTTTCTTTATTCCATATCTTTTTGAGATTCCTAGTGTCCCGCCGTAATAAGCGTTAACATAGTCCTCGAAACTTGTTGCTGTGCTCATATTTTTGTTTCCTCTCCTTTCATGTATGCTACTTCATCTAATGATTTGGTGAAGTTAAACCAGTCGGTTTTTTCATTAACTGCGGGAGTGTCAATTTTCTTTGGTGCTGGAGTTTTCCTGCTACCTGAATATACGTTAATTCCGTATTTCTTTAATGTTGTAAGTGATTTGTGAAGTTCATCAATAGAAGCTTTTTCTTTGTAGTCTCCTTTTTCTTCCTCTTCTTCTTCCTCTTCTTCTTCTTCTTCTTCTTGTTTTTCTTCTTCGTCCATCTTTTCTTCTTCGTCCATCTTTTCTTCTTCGTCCATCTTTTCGTCTTTCATTTCTTCAAGATAGGCCATGATTTCTTTAAGTTTTCCGAGAGTGGCTTCCATATCTTTGTATAATTCCTCTGATTTATCTAAATCAGATTCCATAACTGGCTCTTCTAAGGCTTCACTTTTTTCAGCCTCTACTACCTCTGATTCGGTAGATTCTACTTCATCTGATTCGGTAGGTGCTTCATGTGTGCCTCCACAACTGCATGCGCTCATAAAAACCCAGTTATAGAACTTAGTATATAAAGAAAATTCAAACTCCGTATATTAATCGGGGCGCCAGCTAGCGTCACCAACCATTCTTCTTAATTTGTAACCGTCTGTTCTGCCCTTTGAACCATCAGGTTTATTGTATGATTGTGAAAACCTTCCGGGATTGTACCACAATTCAGAACACCATGCTCTATTATCTCTAATTGTACCTCGTGGCCC